GTATAAACATATCACAGTAGTTACCACCTACAACTACATCAGACTGAGTGAACAGTCTAAGTATCTGTGTGATATGATTCTTCTCTGTTGTTGATAGCGTACCATCCTTCCACTGAGTTACATCATCACTAAGGTTTACCTCAGCTTCTGTCCAATGTAAGTCCTCGTGCTTCTCAGCCATCTCCATAGCCCAAGGAAATGTAAAAGGTTTAAATGTTTTACTTTCTTCTGTTAACCTTGACACGCTAGACATTCATCTTCCTCCATAAAATCCTTAAGTGCTACTCTCGTAACCTGTTGTCCCACATTCTCAGCACCGCTTGTAGCTGAAGTACGTAGGTAGTACAGTCCTTTGAGCTTAGTCTTCCAAGCCTTAATGTGTACCTGTGATACATAATTCTTATCACTACCTGCAGGGAAGAACAGATTAACTGACTGTCCTTGACAGATATGAGGTTGTCTATTAGCAGCGTGTTGTACTACCCACATCTGGTCTAGTTCAAAGGCCGTCTTAAATACGTCCTTCTCCCATTCAGTTAAGTAATCTAACTGCTGTATGGAACCGTTGTGATGGTTGATGTTTCTCCACTCCCTGTCTAACCACGCTATGTCCTTACCTAGTCTTAGCCTGTGTTCCTTCAGTACATTATCGAGGTACTTATTCTTAATCAAGTGAGAACCGATACGTGTCTTGTGTACAAAACTATTAGACTTAATAGGTTCAATACTTGGTGACGTACCTAGTATCATACCACTGTTAGCATTAGGTGCGATAGCTAGTAGGTGTGAGTTACGTCTTCCACTTCCTTTGCCATCATAATACTCAGGGCGAACCTCAGCCAATGCTTTCGTAGCCTCAACTGCCTGTTCTTTAATGAGCTTAAACATTTTATTGTTATGTCCCACAGCTAGTGATGACTCCCAAGGTACGTTCTTCTTCTGTAAGTAAGAATGAAAACCCATAGCTCCTAGTCCTAAACTTCTCTCCATAGAGGCGGAGTTAATTGCTTTCCTCATATACTCAATAGGTGCATCCTTAATGAAACAAGAGAGCACATTATCTAGCATAGTAATTAAATCACACACTAGAGATGTGTCTTTCCATTCATCAAACCTTTCAAGATTGACAGAAGACAGGCAACACACCGCTGTTCTTTCCTCATTTGTTGGTAAGTGAATCTCATTGCACAAATTGCTTCCTTTAATTTCAAGTCCTTTGTCCTTTAATGTTTGTGGTAACTTTCTATTAGCTTCGTCAATGAAGTTAAGGTACGGTTCACCTGTTCTGAAACGTGTCTCAATAATACGCTCCCACATTTCTCTAGCATCCACTGTATCCCTAATGCTATTGTCGTGAGGGTCAACCAAGTCCCACTTACTACCACTAACAACGGCATCCATAAAATCATCAGTAATATTGAGAGCGTTATTAATATTGAAACACTTACGGTTGCTATCACCACCGGTAGGTATTCTGATGTTAAGAAACTCCACCACATCTGGGTGACTGATGTCCATATACGCTGCATAACTTCCCTTCCTGGTTTGTCCTTGCTTGTATGCTGTCATCGCTGAGTCAGCTACCTTAATGAATGGTATTGGTGATGGTGCTTTGTCACTCACTGCACGTACGTCAGACCAATGACCACCTACTCCACCACCTTTAACACTGAGCCAAGCCAGTTCGGATTGGTGCTCAATAAGACCATCAAGAGTGTCAGGTATGTAAGAAAGAAAGCAAGAAATAGGTAATCCTTTAGCTTGCTCTCCTTCAAAAGGAGCGTTACTGAGTATAGGACTACTAAACATAAACCAACCATTAGATACTGCATCATATAACCTCTGTGCTAATTCTAAATCCCCATTACTATAGGCTACACACGCCCTAGCATAGGCTTCCTGAGGTGACTTCTCTTTACCGCGTAGGTAATAGCCCTTGAGTAACTCAAGTGACTGAGGAGTCAGCATCTTATCCTTTGTTCTATCTATTTTTATATCTAAATATTCAGTCTTCATAAGGTTTAATCCTAATATCTACCATCTCTACTCCATCTTCTGTGTAGGTTTTGTATGTTAACCTTCCCTCGTTGTGCATAAGAACACCCTCCACCATACCTGCATCAAATTCTTTCTCTCCGTGTGTCTTCATAAGATACCACCCGAAAGTAGCCATAGCAATATTATACAAGATAAAACTTTCAACTCCTATAATCATCAAACTCTCTCCTTTTTTCTATTAGTTTGTCCTCAAAAGCACAAAGCAATTCTTCCGTGCTCACCTCTAGGATGTCACAGATAAGACACTCATCGTAGCCCTCTGCTATTATTCTCTCCTTGAGTTCATCTAAAGTTAGCATTCATAGACTCCTTTTATTTCTAGTCCATTCCTTTAACTCTTTGATTTCTTTAGTGGAGAATATCTTTATCTTATGTTTAGCACACCACTGCCTGTATGTTATCTTACCACCCTTACGTATTCTACTGTCAGGCTTAGGCATCAGAAAAATATATTCCTTACCTTCAAACTTCAACTGTTCTGCTATAGCCTTATACTTAGCAGTGTCACCAGGCCTAAAGAAACCTTTAACCTCTACATAATAATCACCCATAACAAAATCAGGTACGTAATTCTTACGCATAGTGTATGCTATTTTATGTGGCTCATAGTCCCACTCCTTTTGTCCTAACAAGTTGTGGCATTCTTTCTCTAGCTTACTGCGATACTTTAAAGAACTCATCTGACTCCTCGGGTGTCTCATAAAAATTATTTAATCTGTTTCCGTCCTTATCTATTTCCACAACAGTTGGCACCTTGCCTATCTTAACTAGATACTTAGGACCGTTAGAGTATAGGAAGGTACGTAACTTAGGGTAGCATTCGTGCTTGTAAGAACAGTAGCTACATCCCACAGGTAGTTTCATATTCCCTGACTTGCCATCCGGTACAGGCTGGTAACACAGTTCGGGTTTATCGTTGGACTTAACTATGTTCTTAATGTTTCTAATCCTATCTATAATACTGAAGAAGTTTAACTTGGTCCAATACCACTTAGACTCATCAGCCATATCGTACTTAAGGAATGTCAAGTGTCCGTTGGTCTTATCCATAACCAACCAACCTACATCGGTAGTCTTCTCAGCGTAAGCGTAACCTTTAATTTGGTCGATGTAACCGAAGGGGTCATCGTTTACTAGGCTACCATCTTTGAACTTCTTGAATCCGTAAGGGGATGCGGACTTAACATCTGTTAATACTCCGTCAATCTTACAGTCCATACTTCCTTTTATTCCGTTTACCTCTACTTTCTTTTGCTCTGATGTAACCTTGTGTCCTGAAAGTTTAGTCAATGCTAGTACCATCTCTTCAATCAGGTGTCCATATAGGAACTTAATGTATACATAAGGTTCAAGTTCTTCCCCCTTGTACCCATTATAACTATACCATAACTGCCTGTCCTTCTTGCCTATGTTAGACATACGTAACTTACGCTTGTCGAACTTGTGGTTTGTAATGTTGGTTCTTAATATGTTCTTCATATTCTCACCGAACGCTTCAACTACTTCTTCAACATCTACACCATCAGGAATAACTTTAGTGTTCATTAAATTATAGATGTCTTCTACTATTGTCTCTGTTGTTTTTAGTGTGTCTCTGCCCACGTCTTACCTACCTTGTATTCACCATCCAAAGGACAGTTTAAATTAAAATCTAGACCAGCTCTCTTGATACAATCAACTGCTAATCCACCGAACCAATCCGCTTGGTCCTCTGTAACCTCTACTTGAAACTCATCGTGTACGTTCAATACAAATTTGAAATCTAGTTTGTATCCTTTAGCATACTCTGCTAGTAATACTAATGCCTGCTTCATTACGATAGCACCTGCTGATTGTAGTAATACATTTAGTGCTGAGTGCCGAGACCTGATGTGTAAACGTCTACCATCTAATCCTCTAACCCAGCCTTTCGTGCTTCCTCTATCAACCTCTCTTCGTAGTGCTCTAAGTGCAGGCGTATTATCAAGGAACTCTGCCTTAAGTCTCTTACCATCCTGTGCTTTTCCGCCAACGATTTCTCCGATTTTGCCATCACCTGCTCCATACAGGAAGGCATAGATAAAAGTTTTTGCTGAATCTCTAGATTGAAGTCCTGCAGCCACTTGGTTTGCTGTGTGTATGTCGCCATTTAAAATCTCCTCTGTGTAATCATCATCATTCATATAGTGTGCTAACATTCTTAACTCAAGACCACTAGCATCTATACCTACTAGCTTCTTACCTTCAGGTACAGTCCAAAGCTCTCTACATTCTTCACCGTAGGGTGAGTAACTAGCAGGGACCTGAGCTAGGTTGGGGTTACTGTGTGTCATACGTCCTGTGATAGCACCACAACTATTAACCCTTCCGTGTATCCTACCATCAGTGCCTACTGCTTCAAGCCAAGCCTTAACCATAGCTACTCTCTTAGAGATAGTGAAGTAATCCAATATCATCTTAGCTTCTGGGATGTCTACATCAGCTAGTACTTTCTCGTTGACAATTATAGAACCTTTCTCTGTCCGTTCAGTAGGGGACCAACCGAAGTGTTGTAGATATCTAGCTACTTGCTGTCTGCTTCCTAAGTTAAACTCTGGGTATTCTATACAGCCCCACTCACCGTCTCTGTGATGAGCCCCTCTATCCAACTGTCTTTGGTATGCTTTGCTAGGTGTTCTGTCTTTGTTGTATGGTTTCTGCAGTACCGTTAGCTCTTTCCAAACAGCGAGGGGAGTAAAAACCTCACGCACCTCCAATACAATCGAGTGCACTTTTTCTTTAAGCTCTGCCAATAATTCATATCCTTTTCTTTCATTAAATTCTACTCCGTTTTGTTGTTGGTGGTGAATTATTTCAGCCACCTTATGTTCTAACTCTATGCTCTGTTCGTTGAAATCTTTTAGTTGTATCATTAATCTTTTGTATACATCCTTCAACAGCCTAACATCTTGCTGACAATACTTCAGCATCTCTGTGCTGTATTGCTCCCATCCTCCTGTGTAATCACCCTTGTAATTATCTAGAAGTACACCCCAATTTCTAAGAGAGTGTCCTCCCTCTAGTGATGGGTTAGACAGACGAGACAGTACTAAGGTATCTCTTATTTTATAGTCCCAAGCCTCTCCACTCAATCTCTCTAGGACAGGCAAATCAAAACCGATACCGTTGTGTGCTACGAGAGTATCTATTTTCTCTGACTTCAACCAAGAACTAAAATCTAAGTATGGATTCT